AATATGCAATATATTGATCACCATGCCATGGAACCTGGACATGAAGTAGAAGAGAGGAATCTTCCTAAATATCAGTCAAAGCAACCTGCCAGATTTGCAGTTGAGCTTCCTTCAGGTTGGTGTGAAAAAAACATGGACTCTGATTGTAAACTTTCTTTTTAATTTAGTACTTTAACTAAAAGGAAAAACTATGCTCCATACAGAAGACTTTCGAGAACTCCGAGAATTTGTCAATGAGATGAATTCGTCTAATTCTACTAATCATAAAGTAGAAGTCCTTACGAAATACCAATATCATCCATTTATTAAACGAGTCCTATTCTATACGTATCATCCGTATTGGAATTTTGGATTAACCTCAGCCAATCTTAAAAAGCGCGAAGATCTTATTGCACCATCTGAAGTGTATGATGATCTCTTCTTAATGCTTGATGATTTTAATGAGCGGCATATGACTGGTCACTCTGCAATTGAGGCAATGAATCGCTTTATTAAAGATTATGAAGCATGGTCTGACCTAATTTATCAAATAATTGATCGTAACCTTGAGACCCGAGCAACAGTTACCTTAATCAATCGAGTTAATCCCAAGTTTATTCCAACTTTTGATGTTGCCTTGGCTCATGATGCAGCTAAAGTAAAAGGTGTCAATATTTTTGATGGTACCTGGTTTGTTTCCAGAAAATTGGATGGAGTGCGATGTATCTGCTTTGTTCATGGTGATGATGTGAGATTCTTTTCACGTAATGGTAAAGAGTTCCTGACCTTAGGAAAGGTAGCAGAGGAAATTAGACGCTTAGGGATCACTGACCTAGTATTGGATGGTGAATTATGTCTCATGAATGAAGATGGCTCAGATGACTTCCAGGGAATCCTGAAACAAATACAACGTAAGGACCATACTATTGAGAATCCAAGATACCAAATCTTTGATATCCTGCAGGCTGGCGAATTTGCAGGTGATGATGAGTCTCCTCTATTTTCTACCCGAATCGATTGTAGAGAACACTGGTTAGGCGACTTAAAATCATCAACTATCTTGGAGATGCTGCCTCAAGTCAGAATTAAAGATGAGGATGCTCTAGAGGAATTAAAAGCTCAATCTAAAGATTCTAATTGGGAAGGACTAATTGCTCGACGAGATACCAACTATTCTTCAGGTCGGTCAAAACACATGCTTAAGATCAAAGAGTTTTTTGATGCTGAATATGTTGTTACTGGCTTGATTATGGGACCACAAAGGGTGATCGTTAATGGTAAAGAGGTTGAGGAGGACATGTTAAGTGCAGTCACAATAGATCATAAAGGTTCTCAAGTTCAAGTAGGAAGTGGTTTCACCATAGAACAACGTCGTCACTATTACCGAAATATTGGAGAGATTATGGGAGCAACGATTACAGTTCAATACTTCGAGGAAACAACTGATCAGCATGGCAATAATTCCCTAAGATTTCCAGTATTTAAAGGGAACCATGGAAAAACTCGTAGTATATAATACTATGTCATTCAATAAGAAAAGAATACCTGAATTAGCTGAATTAAAACAAAATCACTCAGTATTAGGAGATAGTTATCTTGAGCAATTTAGATCATGTGATGCCCTAATCGGCCCAATTGATTCTGGAAAATATTTAGATGAATTTTTTAAATCTAAAAATCCTGACTCTATTTCACAAGTACTCTCTCTTCTTATTGAGGCAAAGGAATTACTTCTTAATCGAGGAAGTTCAAAATACATGGATGATTTTAATAATCTACAGGAAGTAATTAATTCAATAACAAATAAACAATAAATTATGTATTACATCGCAAAAGTAAAGTTTGAGACAATTGATGATCAAACCGGAAGACCAAAAAAGATTTACGAACAATATCTAGTAGATGCTGGATCGATCTCGGAAGCCGAAGAGCTACTAAAAGAAAGATTTAAAGATTCTATTGCTGAGTTTTCAGTAGTGAGTGTAGTTGAGTCCAAAATCATGGGAATCGTTAAGTAAGTATGAAAAAGATGCCAACCAAAGTCGCAGAACGTGTCTATGATGTGTTGTGCAAGTTTGCAGAAGCGAATCCGAATCACTATGAAAAGGAGACTTTCATTTTTCACTTCGGTGTCTTAAGTACAACGTCGTCAACCTATAAACTTAACTGCATGGATGATGCTCAACGAACATTCCATTGTAGTTCTACTGGAAAAATGAGAGTTGATGGAACCAATTCAGGTAAAGTCAATGGAATACTATGGAAAATGTCCGAAGAGCTAATGTCAAAAAACATTGAACCTGATGCAATTTCAAGTACCGATTGAGAAAGATTTAGCCTTTACTCAGGATCTATTTTCCTTGATTTCAAAAAATATTTCTGACCTTGCCGGAGAATACGAAAAACTTCCTAGTAAAATAATCTTTATGGGAAACATTGGAGAGGAGCTATTAGCTTTTATCCAAGAGAAGGAATGGAATTTTAAAGGATTTGAACTTGAGAGCGCTAGTAGTATATTAGACGCTCTCATTTTTAAATATAGTGCTCCACTTACCCAAGTGGATGGGCGAATGGGTACTCTATTTGATGGAGGTACTCTACACGGAAAGGAGATAAATGGAATCCCTGGACCAGAAACAGCACAAAAAATTATCTCAACGTATGCCTCTCCGAGTTTTATATTAGAGAGAACAGTGAGACCGGAAAAACGAATATTATTAGTTAGAAAATGAGTATAGTTCGATTTATTGCAGATCCTCATCTAGGTCACTTAAATATGGCAAAGCGTCGTGGGTTTAATTCTTTTGAAGAACATGATGAATACTTTATTAAGCAGTGGAACTCAGTAGTTGGTAAACGAGATCTTACCTATATCCTAGGAGACATTACAATGGAATCCTCCAAATACTATCATCTATTAGATAGGTTAAATGGTCGAAAAATTGTAGTTGGCGGAAATCATGATAAACCAGGACATACTAAAGAACTGTTAAAATATGTAGAGTCAATTGTTGGAATGATTCAATATAAAGGTATCTTCTTGACCCACTGTCCAGTTCATCCACGAGAAATGGAATATCGAATTAAACATAATATCCACGGACACATTCATGAAAATCGAATAGAATACAGCATACGATTTCTTGGTATCAAATTATTTTCTCGAGTAGATCGTCGATATCACTGTGTTTCATGTGAACATGTTAATTATACTCCAAAGACTCTAAAAGAATTGGGAATCACTCGATGATTAGATCAATAATTAATTGGGAACTTTGGCATAAACTTAAAGGAAAAGATCGCAAGATCGATACTGAATACGCATTTAAAAAAGAAAAAAGAATGGGACATAAGACTATTGAAGTTTGTTTAGGTGTTGGAATGAATCAAATCTTTCCAGAATACACTAAGATTGAGATTCATCAGCTATCTAAAAAGGAGGAATATACTGAACGAGAAAGAAGATTAGCTGAGATGATGAAGCTTGATCAGGATCTTGGATTATATGACGAACTTCCACATGGAGAAAAATAAAAAGCCTCTTCCTTGTAATTTTGATCACAATGGGGAGTGTCTCATTTGCGATTGCTGGCCTGAAAACTGTGCATACACCAGATATTTGCAGGAAGACTATAAGTGGGAAACTAAAGAAGAACTAGAAGAAATGTTTAAGGACTATGAACAACCTCGATAAACAATATCAAACACTACTCCAAACAATACTTGATTATGGTATTGAAAAAGGAGATAGAACAGGCACCGGAACCAAATCTATTTTTGGTTATACGATTCGCCATAATATGAAGGAGGGATTCCCTCTTATCACAACTAAGAAGATGCCATTCCGTCTTATAGCAACCGAACTGATATGGTTCCTACGTGGTGATACAAACATTAAATTTCTTGTTGATAATGATTGTCATATTTGGGATGGTGATGCGTATAAGAACTATCTTAAAAATTGGAAACCCCAACCAATTATAGAAACACAATCCTATTTGATAGAACAGGAGTATGTGAATGATAGACCACTACCAAAAGATATGTTTATTCATTGTATCAAAACAGATGATGAGTTTGCTAAGAAATGGGGTGATTTAGGTCCTGTGTATGGAGCACAATGGAGAGCTTGGGGAGGATATGATAGGATTCCATCTGGATATAATCATGGTTCAATAACCCATTTCAAAGAAGTACCTAAACATGACCAACTCGCAAACCTAATCAGTGACCTTAAGACAAACCCAGACTCAAGACGTTTGATGGTTACTGCTTGGAATCCTGCAGAATTAGACCAAATGGTATTACCACCTTGTCATTATGGATTTCAAGTTTATACAAGAGAGTTGAGTTTGAAAGAGAGAATGAATTTATGTAAAGAACGATGGGAGGATATTGATGATGGACAACCTATGTTACCATCTGATATTGAATATTTTATGAATAATGAATGGAATATCCCAACCAGAGCAATCTCTTTAATGTGGAATCAACGCTCAGTAGATACATTCTTAG